CGCTGGTCTTCCCTAGGCCGGAGATGCTGGCAAATAGGGATCTCGTTGATCAATCTCAGGGTAAAGGTGCTGAAGTCATCTGCTCGTTGCTTTGAGGCAGACACCACCAGCACATTCAACTTGGGATCGTGCAGCAACCTGAAGACCACATAGGCACTAGTGAGCCAACTCTTGCCTACCCCACGGAATGCCTGCACGACACGCCTACGGGGCCCCTTCTGGAGATACTTGGCTACATCCAACTGGATAGGGGTGGGCTCTGGTAGCCCAAGATGGTCCCACGCCAGATAGACGAAGTTCCTGAAGTCTTTCAGTTTGCGTTCTAGTTCACTCAAGCGGCTTCTTCTTCGTCAAAGGGCATGATCTTGGCAAGATTCAGCATGGGCTGCGAGGCATCAGGAGCCGCATCAATGCCGTTGTCCTTGAGGAACTGACGGGCAACGCTAAGATCCGAGGGGGTCGCATCCCCGTTCTGGATCTTTCGCAGCAACTCTTGAGCAAGAGCCGAGTGGATTGCTTCAAGGATGTCTTTGTTCATGGCTTACTCACACATAACTACAAACAGCACTAATCATAGCAGTTGCCACAGCATCATAGCCGTTTGATTGGTCGTTAAACCCACGAAGGTGGGCTTGACCAGCAGCATCATACATGATGGAACCAGACACACCGCCAGTTAACAGATCCTGTGCGCTGTAAAACTGAGCAACATCGACAGCAACAACGCCCTTTGAAGCGTTATTTGTAGCCACAGTAGCCGCTGCCGCAACCGTGGTTGCCCTAGCAGTACCCCAAGTAGAAACAGCAGGAGCAGGGTGACTTGCGCTAATAATGAATGCGAGGTTGTTGGCGTTGTTACCAACAGCCTCCCAGCGTTCAATCAACTTATTAATGCAAGCCGTAATGTTGGTGATGAATGAGGCTCCTGATTCTGGCCCATTGATTCCAACATTTATCCACACAATCGCACGGCCAGAGCCGCTTGCTGCAATTTGACGCGCGGCAATTTCTTTCAAGTACGAGTCAAGAACTCCACCGTTACTTTCCAATCGGTTTCGGAGATGAATACTCTGTGCGCCGCCTTGGTAAATGTAGTTATTAACTGCGTAACCCTTAGAATTGAGGCGACAAATTGAGTGCCACAGTCCTGCAAAAGGCCCAACAACCGGATCTCCTTGACTAATATTATCCCAAGAAGCGCACACATCACTAGCAGCAACTCCATTGGTAACCGTAGGACCAGTAAAAGTTACCGTAGAAGTTCCATACCAGTTGTTTGCAGATCCGCCGCTGGTCTGAGTAATAAGTCCTTCAGTTGCAACAAAGCCAGTCAAAACAAGCCCAGTCGTGCGAAAAGTTCCAGAACCGGAAGCAAACTTACCATACACGCAGCGGTACTGAAGGCTTGGCTGACTTTGAGCATTGAGAATAGGACTAGATGCCTTCAAGTAAACAAAATTCTTGTTTCCTTCGCTGGTATAGGTGTTACCCGCTGCCACAAAAGCACCATCCCAAAGGAATCCGGTAAAGCGTGGAAGCAACTTTCCAAAGCCTACATCCGGATTGTCTGTTTCCGTGGAGTAACCAAGATTTGTCTTCAAAGCAATAGCGTCTGCGTCGCTTTGCCCCACACGGTGTTCCAAGCGTGATACAGGACCCGTTGCTCCGGCTGGTCCGTTATCGGCTGTACCCGGCCAATTACACTTAACATTGGTACCCAACGGGTTCACGCCAACAATGGGATCACCACGGTCAAGACCCGAAGAACTTCCAGATTCAAGAGCGGTTGGAATAAGTGCCGTAGCATACATCGGAATCCCCATAAAGCAGCCGAGGGCCCGATGAAGACCGCAGGTGTAGCCATAAGCGTAGGCTGCACTAGCCGGAACTCCAGCACTTTGGAAACCGGTATTGCTGTCCCCAATCGTAATAATGTCTACTGAATCGGTTCCATTGACCGCATCACGCAGAAACACTCCAGCACGGGTACTTCCATTTACTCCAGCCATTGGAACTGAAGACACAGACGTGCCAGTCTTCTTAAAAATCACAGTAGTCTTTGAACGCTTTGCCATGTATTTGGTTTCCTGTTGTTGGTATCTTGGAGTTATTTACTCGGAAATCCAAGCATTAAAGGTGTTGTTGCCGCCGCCAATCAAGCGAATACGCATATAGGGGGCAAGAGCAACAACCTTGTTCCACGAGTTCAGGGGGTTCCCAGTATCAATTTCGCCCGTAGCAGCGGCGTATTCAGGATCTTCAACCTTCAGGACATCAATAACAAACCAAGTGGTGTTATCGATAGAACCTTCAATGGTGCCCTTGAAACCGCTAGTGATCTTGGAACCGCCATGGCGTACCGAAACCAAGCCAAACTGATCGGGACGCTCACGGGCAATGTAAGTAGTTGAGACAACAGCCGTAGCACCGACAGTACCATTAACGACCTGAGTGGAGTACATTATGTTTATCCTTGTGGAAAGAGTTTAAAAAGAGCGTGAGTGAGAAGAGAGGCAATAGCACCCACGGTGGCTGCAATGCCCATTGTAAACGACTTAGAATGTTCTAGTTCCCGAAGACGGCCTTCGTGATTCTTGAGTTGATCTTCCTGCATACGCTGCATCTGTAGTAGCGCATCCACTTTGCCCTCAAGACGGCCAATCGCCAACATAATTTCCGGGGTGTCATGGGAGTGCATTAGGCGATCCTCTGGAACAATCCAAATTGAGGGGCACCTGTCGTGGCTGAAGTCAATCCACGCAGGACCCAAGTCCCACTAAGTGCCGTCCATCCAGCGGGAGGCGTTGTCCAATAACCGCGGTAGTCACCGAAGTTTGTAGTATTGACATACAACTCCCACGCCAGCGTTGTCACCGCACTACCATTCCAGACATTGAGGTTAGCGTTGTTTGGAATATTATACAAGGGAGTGAATGTTCCGGTTGAAAACAAGAAACTATTGGTGGCAGATACACCACGAACCCCAAGATAAGTACCAATGGGAAAATTGGTAACGCCAATACCAGTTGCAGGAATCCCACCACCAGCGGTATCCACATAATCCTTAGTGGCTGCATCGCCCGCCGCGGTCGGCGTTGCCAATCCCGTGATCTTCTGCCCATTCATTGCCAAGGCGGCGGCAGGAGCGGCAAGGGTCGCCACGGTTACGCTAGTAGCCAACTTACCAACGCTGATGGTGTTGTCTTCGATCTTGACATTGGTCACAGCACCCGTTGCCAACTGGTCTGTATCAACGGCTCCGGTGGCAATCTTGTCGCCAGACACGGCTCCGTTGGTAATGTTCGCTTCTTGAACAGCCAAAGGACCCAACTTGGCATTCGTGACGGCCCCAGCACCGATCTTGGTTTCGGTAACCGCACCAGCACCAATCTTGGCTTCGATTACGGCCCCAGCACCAATCTTGGTTTCGGTAACTGCTCCGGTACCAATATAGGTTTCGGTAATACTGCCCGGAGAAAGAGCATCGGCTACAGCCCGAGCCACCCCAAAGTTTCGGATTACCACAGCGTCCCCAGCACTAAGGCCGCTGTCGAACACCAGAGTAATCGACCCCTTGACCCCACCGAACGAGTAGTCTTCTGGAGAGTACAGAACGCCGTCCACAATGACCAGATACATATCGGCCACGGTGCCTGCGGGTTCAGGACCAAGGTTACTCAGGTTAAAAGTGGTTTGACCAGCAGTAGCCACAAACTCCCAAGTCTGAGGAACAGTCTGAGCCTTGCCGTATAGGGCCAAGGTATCGACATAGTTCTTCGTGGCGGCATCTCCGGGTTCTGAAGGAGCCGTGATGCTCTTGATCTGCTTACTGTTGGCATCCCATGCGGCACCGTCCAAGGTCGGCCCAAGGGCTCCAGAGCCTGTATCAGCCCCTTCCTGAGCAATGTGCAGTAGACCAACCACCGCGTTATCCAGATCCTGAGCAGTCAGGACTGAAGCATCCTGAAAGTCCACCACATCACTCTGGAATCCGCTGGTCGTGCTTGGCGTTTCGCGATAGATCCGAACAATACTTCCAGTAGTTGGAGCAGCGTTCAGAACAATCGTTGGAACGCTGTTGATCGTTTGGAGACTATAGGCACTAGCCTGCTGAATGCTTCCATCGATTTGGACCTTCAAAAATGAAGGACTCAGCCAACCGTCAATCGTACTGATGTTGTAGTTGACTTGGCCTGCGGTAGATGTGTATTGGACATAACTAGGCATGAGTTTGCTCCTTAGATTCAGTCTGAAGATCGGGGTTGACGGCGGTTCAGGTTGTACTCGTCCGAGATTTCAGTTTCCAGAATATTCAGGTACTGTTTGATACCCGGCATATTTTGGAGCGGCAACAGCATTCGGCCCATGTGGACCGTCTTGCTGGTGATCTGGCGTTCGACATCCAGTCCAAGCGGCTTACCGATCAAGGCTCCCTTGGCATCATTGATGACTCCAGTAGCGTTCCTGATGGTGGTTTCGCCGGGGAAGCCAAAGGCACTCAGGCCCGAATAACGATAGGGAGCGAACAGGGGATCCTTATCGACCAGACCCCACATAGCATCGGCTCCCTTGGTCAACAGGAACATTTCTGAAGGCCCAGAGAACGATCCACGAACCACCCCCTCAAGAGTCAGCAGTTCTTCTCGCTTCTTGGCTTCCTCGTAGTTCCTAGACTGCTTGAAGGACCACCAGTCAGCATAGTTGCGCCCGTAGCCAATCAGGCCCGCAAGCATGGCGGTAGCCGTGATTTCCTTGGCTACCTGAAGCCCACCACCCTGCTTCACTCGTCCAGCATTCTGGATCAGGAAGTTGTCGATACCCTTCATATTGAAGGTGGAGAACTGAGTAACTAGACGGCCCCACCAAGTGAAAGCCATCTTATGGAAGTCACCCCGGGTTGGAACATCCTGAATTCGGGTGCGGACCATGCGATCCACAAACTTCTTCAGTTGATCCATCTCGACCGCATCCATGTTCTTCAAGCCGACAACGCGCTTGCCCAAGAATCCGTCCTTGAGTTCGGCGTTAGAGGCCACCCACTCAGCCAACTTCTTGTATTCATCGGGCTCTAGACCTAGGCTACGGATTGCCCCAACATCCAGACCCTTCTTGAGGGCTCCAGAACCCAACTCAAACAGATGCTGAAGGGCCGTAGCCGCAGTCAACTGCTGGGTAAAACTGTTGATCGGGGCCAGACCAGAGATGTCCGACATCAGGTTCGTGGCCCCACGCACGGCATTCTGGAAGGGTCCGGTGTACTCAGTAGACCCCAATGGGTCCATGAAGGTTCGCCGCAAGCGGTCGGTGGAGGGCGAGAACCAAGCGTCCAAGAAGGATGCAAAGTTCTGAGCAGGACGATCAAGGTTCTTGTAGTTGGCGATCATTTCAGCCAACACAGGCAACTGCGTGAAGGTCCTGCGGACTCCCAAGGTACCGACAATACGGGCAACTTCGCTGATGGCTGCAAGGCCGAACTGACCACCAGTAGTCAGGTATCCGTACTGCATGAACAAGGACATGGCCTTGTCGCCAAACTTGGGGGCTCCTGAGTAGATAGGTTCATACCGCAGGGCGGCAATGACTTCCTTCAGGCCCTCAAGATGTCCCTCTTCGACTGCACCACCAAGTTTACGAGCCGTGTCCAGCATCTCATTGACGGTGCTGACCTTCAGCGGCTCCTGAATCTCGACCCCATCAACCACCGTCTTGGGGCCCTTGAAGCCGTTTGCAGCCAAGTAGTCGTTGAATCCGTTGATCAACCGACGCTCGTTGACGGCCCCCATGACTGAGGTAATGTACTTACGGAACACCTTGGGCAGATCATCATCAAAGAGGTCTGCAAGGGACAGGTTGTTTCGACCGTTGCCCAACAGGTCCCCAGTAGTGGTGATCTCAGCCGACTCGTCCAGCAGAATGCGAGAACGACCAAAGGGGGTCCTGCTGCCAGTCTTAGCCTTCAGGGGGCCAAGAAGGTCCCCAAGGGCCTCCACCAGTTCCT